CACAAGCATCAAGCTTCAAGCGGCAAGCTTTCGAACCAACCTCAAGCTTCAAGCGCCAAGCGACAAGCGTCCCAACCAGAGTAACAAGCGTCAAGCTTCAAGCCACAAGCAGCAAGCTCCCTGATCTTTGAGCCATGGTACATGGATATTGGAGAAGTTTTAGGGGGCAAAGGACCGAGGGCCTTTGCTATGATAAAAGTATTGGTAGGATGTTTCACGTGGAACGCAATTTGATGCGGCGAGAATCTAAGTTTGTTACCTTTTGTAACCTTAATTTCTAAAGTACAAAAGTTCCCAGAAGTATTACAGACCAATAGATCAGGAGTACCAAGTAAGCTACTGTTTTCAATTCGAATAAGCGAAAATTGTTTAAAATTTCTTTTGATTTGTTGATAGAATTTTGCCTCTGGGCCCATATGTTTTTTAAGGTAATCACTGCACTTAATATTGCAGTTTAGGTGGTATAAGTAAGTTAGATTTTTTAGTTGTTTTTAATACGAGACGATGTGCACTATGACCTTTGTGTCCTACAATTGGTGTGTTGTTTTCGTGTACTTCCATTTTAGTAACCTTTTCTAAATAACCATTTACTTCTACCATTATGATTGCATTAGAAACAGCATTACCTTGTCTACTGCCATCGTTATTAGCTTCTGTGAATTTAGATAAAAATTGTTGTAAGTCTTGAACTCTCATTATTTTTTTATCTGCAACTCTAATAGTTGAATCTCTTCGTTAAGTCTATCAATTTCTTTCATCAACTCTTCATTTTTTCTGTCAAGTTTTGCTACTGCAGTTGCCATTTCAACAGCTATCTGTTGTGCGCCTTTTAATTTGTTTTCAGTGTTAATATACATGCTTTCTCTGTCTTGATATTTTTTTAAATCAATTCTGTACTGCTCTGTAAGTAACGTAAGATCTAAAGGACCTCTGTCTTCATTTGTTATTTTAGATTCATTTTCATGACTCATATCTTCTCCATGTTCTTTCTTGTTTGTGTATGTACGTTTGTCTTTCATGCTATTGACAATATAGGATAGTTACCTTAAAAAGTCAATATGGGAGTTCCAAAAAGATTAACAGAAATGCAAAAAAGATTTGCCGAGTATTTAGTATTTGGTGGACCAGAAGGACCAGTCAACAAAGCAGAAGCCGCAAAGCTTGCCGGATACTCAGAAAAAAGATGTAGACAGGAAGGGTCAGAACTTACTAACCCAAGAAACTCACCATTGGTTGTAAAATATTTAGACGAATTAAAAATAGAAAAAATGTTAAAATATGGTGTGACGTATGAAAGTCACATATCAGAATTAGCTAGAATTAAAGATCTTGCCTTAAAAAAGAATTCTTTCTCTGCAGCTGTAAACGCTGAAACAAATCGAGGAAAGGCAGGAGGACTATACATAGACAGAAAAATAATAAAACATGGCAAACTAGAAGATATGACAGAAGAACAACTAGAAATGAAGATGGCACAGATCGAAGAAGACTACGCAAGTCTTTTGAATGATGATGCTGAAGTTGTTGAGGCAATTGAAATTAGTGAACCTTCGTTATCTTCTTCACACAAGAAGTCGGAAAAACAGAACGCTCAGAAAAAGTAATAGACCCGTCATCATCAACGTCATAGCCAGCAAAGATTCTCACAGTTTCATCGTCTTTACTAAACAACCAACCTTCACTCACAGGTGTTGCTAGTTTCATATTTTTAAACTCACGCTCGCTGCCCCAGCCACCTTCAGTGATGATGTCAATCCAATCTATACGTACACGCTTGTATGGAAACTTAACTTGTTGCTTTACAGTTTTAGGTTTCTCGTAGCTGTCAATTCTTCTAGATTTTTTTCTGGATTTCATATTCTGTATATGTATCTAAAAAAAATCAGTTTTTCCAGAATTTTGTATCGCGCGCGCATAGGCAAACTGAGATATTGCCATAGGTGACAAAATAATCTGTCACATGACACTTTTTTAAACAACATTTTGGCGTACTTTATTGTTGTATACCAACACTAATAGCTCAAAGTGACAGAATGACATTATTTCTATAGTAGTTTTTATTTTTTTTTTTATTTTTTTTACCATACATATACACTGTCATTATGGTGTGGTATTTGTGCCACAATTGTGACATATTTATCACAGTACTTGTTTATCTGCCTTATTTTTGACATAATATTTCCTCATTACTGCCACTTTATCCTCAGCTTCAGCAATAATTAGTAACAGTTTGTCAACCTCACCTGTGATGTCGATGTGTTCTGGTATTATTATATTATTTTCATTAAACGATTGTATTTTGTACAATGCGTCCTCAATTGTAGCTTCGTATCTTTTTAGAAGCGTTCTAAACAACATATCATTCATTTGTAAAGTCCTCTGCTTTCATTGGTTTAGTTCTCTCTTTCTCGTCATGTATAAGTTCGTTATACATATCGATTCGTTTTAATGCCTTGTGCTTCCAGGCTCGAAGACTTGCGCCTTCTGTTTTGAATTCTTGATAATATAAGTCAGGCGTGCAGACCATGATAACTCCTTGTTCGATCTTACTACCGTAGACGTAGTCGTGGGCCATTGCGTACATGGCAATCTGTAAGTAATAGTCTTCGATCCATTCTTCTTTTTTCGGACGGTTAGACTGTTTGAAGTCAACAATAGTCTCTTTGCCATTATGATTGCAAACCAAATCTGTAGAACCCGCGTATAGACCCGGGTAGTGTAGCATAACTTCAGAGCCATAATACTCTTCCACTGGCGCAAGACCAATCTCAATAATTTTGTCGGCCATGGGACGCGCCTCTTGTCCGATGCTTGTAAGATCAACACAGCCAGTGCCGAGAACATAATGTTCCAAGAATTTATGCATGCAGGTGCCCCGTGCACTAGAATGATTCTTGATGCGTTCTGCGTTCTCTTCTCCAACTTTTGCCTTCCAATCTTTTAAAAATGATTTATTTGCGGTGGCCCCTAATATAGTAGTTACAGACGGAAGTCTATAATTACTTATCTCGTAAACCCTGGTCCCTGATCCGGGGTCCGTGAGCTGTTTTCCTTGTATATAGTTGTATTTATTACTCTTCTTTATCATCGCGTTCTTTCTTATTTAATTTAGATTGTTGGTAACTTGCATCAAGGTCTCGTTGTTCTTGTTGTAACTTATTAAACTTCTCCTTATCTTTACCAAAAATTTCGTCCCAACGTTTACGGTATTTATCATCGACAGGTCTAGACTTACCATCCCATTTAAATTTCATAAGGTCCCTTCTTATTTATATTACGACCACGATTGGTCGGTTTAAATTCCATCTTCTTACGCACAGACTCTTTTATAAATCCACCATACTCACGTCCGGACCTAGACTTACCGTACTGTGGTACTTGTCCTAGTCCAAACTGTGGTTTATTTTTATTCACTTTTTTTAAGATCTTCGCTATTTTTTTGTCTTCGTCTATTTCCATAACCTTTATTCCTATCAGAGTATAACATACACCAAGACCAACTTGTCAACTTAGTTGAGTAATGATTTACAAACATTAAAAAATTATAAATATATTTATCAAACATTATTCTAAACTCATAGCCTTTCTATACTCATTGATGTCAACCACTTTACCATTCATTATTTGACCTGCGTAATGTTCTACCACTTGATTGATCTTAGGTAATTTAGTATGAGCCCAAGGCCAGATTAGGCAACACACATAATAAGCATCACGAAATGTACAACGCCATCTATATTGTTTTAAATATGGCGTACCATCAACCCGTTTACCCTTCCGCGGTTTGTCGGTTAAAGTACCAACACCTAACACTTCGTGCACCCACAAAAGTACACTACGATCGGTCATGGTAATTTCCATAGAAAGTCTTAAACTATTAGACCATCTGTATCCAGGTTTACCTTTGTGTTTCTTTTTCTTTTCAGGTCCACGTTTAAAATGTATTGAACCTTCACCATCAAACAGTCCTGCAATATACGCTTTGTCTGTATCAGGAATTCCAGAATCACTTATCATTTAATGTAACTTACCACGATCTGTAACATTATCAGCATCGATATAAGACTCCACAACTTCGGACTCATCCACATAGATCTCCCCTTCCGAGTCACATGTCTCACACTGGAGGACCACATGTTCTCTACCTTCTTCTAATACCGCTTTGACATATCCATTCCCATTACAGTCAGGACATATCGCTGCGTGTACGTTATACTTTTTTGAGTTTGCCATTTAGTTTCTTCGCTTTCTCATTTGCAATTGATTCAATGGTTTTGCTTATTGATAATTGTGCGTCGGGCAATAATACCTTCGACAAACTTATCAAGGTCTTGTATGTTTCATGTGTTAAGGAAACATTTCTGTACTTAGTTATATCAGTCATTGTGACTTCCTTTCATTTATTTATAATGACTATATAGGAGATTAATATTAAAAGTCAATGACAAAATTTATTTTATTAATGGTAGTTTGTAGTGGTATTCCAGGAAATGATTGCAAACCCATTCCAATCCCTGTTACAGACTTTAATACTTACCATGAATGTATTTATTACGGATATGATTATTCTAATGCTTTGTTAAAATCTATAGGGGATGAAAATGTTAGTGAGTATCAAATGTACACTAAGTTTTCTTGTAAAAAAAATCAAATTATTTGATTCATTAATGCCCTAGAAAACAATTAATAGAATATCTTACACCCTTTTTAATAGATTCAGTTCCATGAATCCAAATAGGTTCAGCAGGAAATATCATAGCATCCCCTGTTTTAAAAGAATGTTTTATTTTACCATCAAAAAATCTAAATTCACCACCTTCATAATCTTGATTTAAATTTAATGTGCAAGATGCTCTTATAGTACCACCAACATCACAATGATCTTTTATACATTCTCCTTTTTTATATTTTATTATGCGAATATTATTTGTTTTTGATATAAGTCTTTGATTAAATGTAGGACAAATATTTTTTTGAATATGTAAAACATAATTAGTTATCATTATAGATATATATGTTTTTGCTAATTCTAATGGTTTTTTATATTTTTCATCTTTTAAATAAAGTAGAGATAAGTTTAAACATTTAAAATTATCTTTTTCTAATTTTTTAGTTTTATATTTATAACTCGATTCGGGCAAAGCGTAATCAATATTATTTTCATAAAAATTTATAAAATATTTACACAGATCTTTTGGAACTAAACCATCTATGTGAAATTTTAAATCAGATATTTTAACATTCATATCAAACCAGCTGCTTTCCGTGCACGTACTCACAGCCGGCCAAACTCCAGGTTGCTACCTTGCGGTCATCGCTAACGTACAGGGAAATGCCATTGGCAAGATTTGGACGCCCTTGAGCTTTCATCAATTTTGTATACAACCCATCAAATCACCACTACCATCGTTCATTACATGAGCGTTGACAGGATAGTCCTGATACGTTGTCAGTTTTAGTCTTACAATATCACACAGATCAAACAGATCTATTTCGTTTACCACTAATGACATATGTTCCATCATCTGCTTTGTTAACGGAACTAACTGATACATTCCATCGTTCAGTATTATCAAATCCATAACTAAACTCCTTTATTAGTTTGTACCAAAGATCTTTGTATTTTTGATCTTTTGTTTTGTTCCACATAATTGCGGCGTCATCAATCTTTGTCAAAAGTTGTTCTTGTGCCATGTGCTATTATCTTTTTTATACCTGGTGCTTTTATGTTTAACGTTGCATAACTAGCCCAAGCTTTTTTAATCAGATTAAGTTCTAATATAAGATTAGACCATTGTTTCTGAGTAATGTCGTTACTTGTTATTGTTAATTGTTTTTCTTTCATATCCTATATATAGGATATCAGAGGATGTTTGTCAACCCTGGCCTTTGTATCTTGTCTGTTTTTTTTGACGTTTTTCTTGTTTGTTTTGAGATTTTTTGTGATGCCGTGGTCCACGTTTCTTGGGTTTATCTCTAGGTGTAAAGAACTTAAAACTTTGTTTGGCCACTACTCTAACCACTCCTTAACAAAAGGCACGCCGCCATCTTCACGTGCAGTGATGACAGGTAAATAACTTATCTTACCATTAACGTGTTGCTCTAAGTCTGATCCACAGGTCATGCATCTATAGAAAGCTTTATCAAGACCAACTAAAGTTGTAAACTGATCACACGTTGGACATTTACCATTAACTACTTCTGCCTGTATTTTTACCATTACTCTATTATTAACTTTTTTATCGACAAAGATCCATCGATATTTTTCTCAAGTTCTGCTGAACCCTTATAGCATTTGTAAGTTACAGACTCACTATATTGTCTTTCTGCTTGACGTTTGCCACGTAAACACTGTGCCATACCGTCCACCTGATAACGCGCCTCCTTAATTTCTGCGTTTACAAACATAAGAAGAGCCACCACAGTTTCAATCATTGTCCGTTACCGTTCTTGTAATGCATATCCCTTGATGCATCTTTTAATTTTTCTATATCATTTAAAACTTTGTCCATTTGTTTTGTTAAAAACTCTATGTTAACTTTGTTTAAAGCCATAGATTCTATATGTGCATTTAATTTGTCCGTGGTTTTGTATAAATCCTCGATCATCATAAATTGCTCTGAGTCTGCAGGAAGTGAACCTAATTGTCCACGTGGCCATTTAATTCTAAACTCTGTGTTTTCATTTAAATCTTTCTCCATTATTTGTAACCTGGTGTCTGCAACATTAAGACGTTCAATCATTTGGAAGTAACCCATCGTGCCGAGAGCGACGATGATTATCAAACTAGCAACCGTCTTCATAGGCATCTGCACGGCGGCCTCTTCAGAAATTTTTAATGGTTTATTACTCATCTTTTGGTCCTATAAACTTATCACCCATAAGTTTAACATCAGGATTTTCTTTTTTATAATTATCTTTAATTGCGTCCCAATAACTTCCTTCAGGTTTAATAATCTTATCATCAGGAATAACTATACCAGAACATTTAGAAACTAACAATTTGAAGTTAGGATTGTTCTTTAAAGTGGGGTTTTTATTGACTTTTCCACACATTTTCATCAATTCTAGCTGTTGTTTTAGCTCCATGTTTTCTTGTTGAACAGCTTTAAATTCATTAGTACAGGCTGAACCTAAATAGTGTCTCCATGTTAAACGTAAGGACCTATCATCAGAAGGGCTACTATAATTATTGTCAGGATTAAAGTGTCTATACCTAGACTCCGAGTCTCTTTGTTCGACTGATAAGCTAAGATCACCAGTGCTACAAGTATTAGTACCGTTATTGAGATACTCATTTCTAGGATATGCAGGTTTTATAAAACACAACAACACAAATAAAATAATTAATGCACCTGTAAAATAATAATTCATCCTGGCTATCTCCATAGGTCACCTTAATAATTTATTTCTCTGTTAAGATCTTTGATATCATAACTGTGTTCTCTGACTTGATCAGCTAATTGTCTATATAAATTTTCTGCCATCTGCCATGTTGCTTCAGCAGAAGATAGTCTTGTATTAATATCTGTAATATTTTTTTCTAAT